ACGCCTAATCTCGGCCTCCTTGGCCTTCCGTTGAGGCCAGGCTGCCAAGAGCCCATGCCACCTGGGCCCCATGTGCGCTCTGTCCCAGGCGTCCCAGCGCTTCTGGGCATCACGTCTGGCCGCATTGACGCTGCCTTTAATGGCGTCCTTGAGCGCATCGGCCTCCTCTAGAGCCGCCCTGTCTTCTGGTGCCAAGGCCGTAAGACTTGCTCTGAGGGCTTCCACTTCCTTCTTACTGGCCTCCAGCTGTGTCATGTGCCGCCGATACCAATACGACTGCTCCATCAAGTCGATCCAGCGGAGATTCCCCGACTGCATGGTCTTCAAGAGGAAGTCGTAGTGGAAGGTCATGCGCGACTGGAAGGTCGAGCAGGACCCCGTCATCATGCGCCGAACATCATCGACCTCCTCCGGATCTCTGTCAGGAAGATAGAGCACCAAGCCCTTATCATCCTTTCCGCGCCGCCCTGCCCGCCCAGCCATCTGAATATACTCGTCCGTGTTTAAAAGGCGGGGACCCCTATCATCGAACTTCCGATAGGCCGTGAATACCACCGTCTTCGTCGGCATATTAATGCCCACTGCGAAGGTCTCCGTGGCAAAGAGGACCTTGACGTAGCCGCGACCGAAGAGAATCTCCACGATCTCTTTTAGGACAGGGAGAACACCGCTATGGTGAAAGGCGATGCCGCGCTCCAAAAGGGACCTCAAAGCCACATACTGCGGCATCTGCTTTAACGCGTCGCCGTAGCGATGCAGGTGAAAGTCGATAATATGCCTAACGGCCGCCGTATCTGAGGAGTCGATGAGGGTGTGCTCGACCTTGGCCGCATAGCGCTCACAGTCCTTACGGCTGAAGACGAAGAAGAGGGCCGGGAGCAGAGTCTTGGAATCGAGGCGACCAATGAGTTCATTGAGCTGGTGCAGATAGGACTTCTGGGAATCTCCTCGAGCCACTGGCCCATCCTCGTAGCCGCCGCGCCTACGATCGGCCACGCGAGCCCGATGGTCATCGGCAGCCTTGGCACCGCGCTCCCGAGACAGGATCCACATCTTATAGATTCCGGCATCAAAGTGGTTCTTATTGTCCATGACCGTGAGAAGCTCATCGCCCCTGTAAAGGGCGTGCTGGAGAGGCACCACGCGATACTGCGTCGAAATGAGATGGATAGGTCGCTGCTTCAGCTCCCCCAACCAGGCCGCAAAGTATTCGGGATGGTCAATGGTGGCCGAGAGAAGAACGAGGTTGACCGAGGGATCCAGAAGAATCATCGTCTCCTCCCAGACCGCGCCGCGATCCTTGTCATTGATATAGTGGCACTCATCAAAGACGACCGCATCGAGCCCATCGAGGCTGAGATCGGCCGTGATGCCCAGGGACCTGGTCGCGGAGTTCTGCTTGAAAAGGAGGTTGCGCAGAATCTCCGTGGTCATGATCACGACGTCGGCGTCTGGCTTGAATTTAATATCACCCGTCATGATGCCCACGCGGCCGGGAAACATCTCTTTCAGATCATAAAACTTCTGATTTGAAAGGGACTTGATAGGGGTCGTATAGAAGACGCGCCGGCCGGCGGCGAGGCTGTGGGCAATCTGGGCCTCGCCGACCAGAGTTTTTCCAGAACCCGTCTTGGCCGTTACGAGCACATTCTCGTGGCGACTAATGGCAGCCACGGCGTGCTTCTGAAAAGGGTCAAGCGGAAACTTGAACTCCATGGCGAAAGTCTCGGGCATTACGCATGGATCGGTAGGATTGACTATATGAAGCATGCCGGCCTTTTTGCCCGCCTTATTCTAAATTTTTGCCATCTCTCGACTTCGGCCCAGGCTTTCTACGCGTCCCGTGGAAAAGGGGGTGCAGCACAGAGATATTCGATCCAATGGCCCGGAGTTCAGCCTCCGAACGCCCCTTCAGCTCCATAAGAGTCTTCTTAGCCTCCTCGCGGATCCGCCGCACTTCGCTGCGGGTAAAGGCAAGGATAGACGGCGCATTGCGGCGCGAGGCATTCGCATTAATAACAGGGGCTCTACGTGTTTTCTTTCCAGCCTGCTTAGCATTATGGGCGGCGCGATCCCGGGCCAGAATCTGCGTAATCTTTGCCTCGGGATCGGCCGCTGATAGGACGGCCGCCGCGTTGTAGGCCTTGGGCTTCGGTCGACGCCCTTGGATATTGGCAAACTCCGTCTCATAACGGGCCTTGAGCTCCTTTAGCTTTTCGGCGCGAGCCGCGTCGACGCGCAGCTGCTTCGACGAACGTGTTATCTTGCCTTTTGGCTCAGATACAGCCTCGGGCTCCACAATGGCCGCATCCGCATTCACGGCTTCTGGATCTACAGGCTCGGCAGGTTCCGCAGAAATAAATGCCCCCGTCGCCTGATTTTGGATCATTTCTTCAAAGTCGTCCATCTACTTATAAGGGGCTATAAAACGCATCCAGCTCATTCAGTGCCCGTGGCTCTCTTTTCTCCATAGGCTCCTTGATTATTGCCGCCTTTGGCTGTGCCTGTTTCTCGACCTGCTTTGTCTCCTTCACTACCTCTTGAATAACCACCGGTTTCGATCGAGCCATAGCAATCAAGTAGGGCATCGCATATATCGTTCCAATAATAATGCACATTCGGACAATGATTGTCGTCTCCTTGAAAATCATGGCAAGTCCGCCAATGACTCCAATAAGTACAGCGTGCCCGCCCATTGCCGTAGAGCCATTCTGCTTGGCGTATCCCTTCAGTAGATCTATCATCTCATTCACGCCGCTCGGGGCCACATTAATGGCGCCGTAGTAGAATATTATATCATGCAGGAACTGAATACCGAGAAGAATGCAAATAAAGATAAAGGGTGACCAGGTCTTGGAGCCTGCATACCCGATAGTGTAGATCCAGCGTGTAATCTGGAAGATTATCATTATAAGCGCAAGATTGGCGAGAACGCCCTCTAGCCCAAAGGTGTCGAAATACGTGTTCAGGCTGACGCCTCCAATATTCCCTAGGCGGGCGCCGGCAATGGCCAGATTAATGCCAAAAAGAGAGGCGATTCCTATAGGGTAGAAATCGGCCACTTCCGTGTAGTTTCCAATATCACCGAGGCGAAATCCTTCTGCGGCACCACCCTCCATCTTAATATGAGCCGGCATATAAAATGTGGAAATGCTATCTGTTAGAAACAGTTAGCGGTCCACCAAAGACATATGTGGGAGTTACTCCTGATCTCGATCGGCGTCTCCGACAACATAATGGTGAGCTGTCCGGCGGGGCGAAGGCGACACATGGCCGTGCATGGAAGCGCGCCTGCCATGTCACCGGCTTCCCCGATTCGCGCGCGGCCCTCCAGTTCGAATGGCGCTGGAAACAGATTGCTCGCCGCCAGCTAGGGAATCCGATGGAGCGCCGAGCCCGGGCCCTCCAGATTCTTTTGGCCATGGATCGACCCACGGAGACCGCGGAGCCCTATTCGTCATGGCCGGCACCGCCAGAGGTAGTTTGGGAGGAAGGGGCCTGCCCTGCGCTTTAGAGAGGGCATCAAAGACCTTTGTAAGGATCAATGGGCGTTCCAGTATACCGGTCAGTCACATACGAGGGTTCCTCGTATGTTGTAGGCTCCATCCTTTTTAAACAGAATCTGGTTGAGTTCATTGTAGACTCCGCGGATCTCTCAGGCATTCAGCCATACACTTGGCACTATACATCGAATACTCTGGCCACTACTGTCTCCGACGTCTCCGGAAAGCACGAGGTCTATATGCATACGATGATCATGAAGCCAAAGGCGACGGAGGTCGTCCAGCACATTTCCGGAAATGGCCTCGATAATCGTCGGGCCAATCTCCGCTGCGTCGATCGCGGCGACTCTCTTCTCAACAGGGTCCAAAAGAAGCGCGTAGTGGAGCTGCCGCCAATGTGTGGCCTTGTGCCTGCCGATATTCCACGGCATATCTGGTATGTACAGGCGAACGGATATCATCGCGATCGATTTGCCATTGAGTTCAAGACGGAGAAAGTTCTGTGGAAATCGACCAGCTCGAAGCTCGTTTCTCTAAAGGAGAAACTGGAGGCCGCCAAGACAAAGTTGGCCGAGCTGTATTTGGAGTATCCGCACCTCGATCCGGCATTTCAAGAGGAGCTTATTGGGGGGCTGGAGGAGTCGTTTGCGGGAGCCTTAGAAGTTAAATAGCCCTTTACGAAAATACGACGGATTAATCCAAACTTCATTTCCTCGCTGTCTCTCTTTATAAGTAAAACCCTGTTTTGCCAAATATTCTCCGAATATCCTATTCTTTTCCTGTTCTGTAGAACTTGCTTCAATGATAATACATCCAATAGGAAATGAAAAATCGATCGTTTTTAGAAGACTGAGCTCACCACCTTCGACGTCAATAATCATGAAATCAATATATTTGAATCGTGACTTGGCTAAAATATCCTTCATCCATATATTTGGGACCCTATAGGGCCTCCAGTGGGGATATTTATCCACGTTCATGCTTTCACTAATGCCGCCTTCCGCATTATTTCCTATGAATTCGACAAATGGACTTGTGCTATCAGATACTGCATAGTTATAGCACTCGCAGTTCGGCCGATTCTTAATCAGATTATTATAAAAACCAACCTGCGGTTCAATAAGAATACCAGAAAATCCAAAGAAGTCTTCAAGAGTCTTTGTATTTGAATATAAAATGCCATCACATGCCCCGATTTCAAGAAATGTGCCATCGGCCATCTTATCCTTTAAAAGATACTGGATTATATACTTGTCCTCGTCCTGCTGTGAATAAAATCGAACTTCTTTCGTGATGCCAAACTCTTTTATCCGGCTGCGGAACTCTGGTAAAAATGCATCTGGATCGAGAGACCATTCTCGGAGCCCTCGATTCAGACGATACATTATTATAGTGTCGTATGGTCGTATATTTAAGTCCTAACGTCGTGAACATAAGTTAAGAACTACCGGCTCGGGGAGGCTTCTTAACTTTGGTATATAACACTAATATAGTATGGCAGCTAAACGTTCCGATCCGGTATTATATAGAGAGTTAGACGAAAGTGATGCCGATGAAATATATGAAAGTGTACTAAGATACGTTAATCATAAAAAGGGGAATGCAGTAAATGCTGTAAGGAATGTTCAAGTACTAGGAGTTGGATCTACAAATATAGCGTTTAAAGTGATACATAATCATATTTCATATGTAATAAAAGTATTCTATTTTGGTGTACCACCCGAGAGGGTTAGACTACCCGGTGGTTCACCCAAAGCTAGTAAAATCGCCGAGTTGCTAGAAGGTGCAATACTCACTTTTGCTAAAAGTGTGAAGCTTCATGCCACAGTTAAGGATACACTAGACCTTAAATTTGTTCATAATCTACGTTATGCTAGTATATGTGCAACGGATAGCTTGCCGACTTACACAACGGTAGAAGAGATTGTTACGGAGTCGCACGAAGAAGAAAATAATGCTCTTTCTCCGCCACGGCCAACAATCTTATTGCGCGGATTTACCAGCAATAATAACGGCCATGTACCCTTCGTACGGCATCTACAACGTGGATATGATTCGATTAAGTTTGTCGGCTATATGATTTTTGATTTCATTCCGGGTGAAATACCATCTAGCATTCATTCCGTTAGAAAAGGACTAGATGAGTGTATAGCTATCCTAAAAGGGTTTAATCTAGACTATAGGGATATAAAACCAGATAATCTATGGGTTCGCACGACTGACGCAAAGCTATTTCTGCTCGATCTAGATTCCTTATGTAAAACGGCGGACGGCTACACAGTTGGCATGGCCCGACCGGCAGGAGGAGAAAATGTAACAGAAAGTATATCATTAGAGGACTTTCCCAGCTGTAGCGCAGTCGTCTCAACTGCGGCCGGTTTTATGGGAGGCAAGCGCTATAAAAGTAGAGCTACCCGTAGAAAGAAACATTAACGCGCCCGTCTTTTTAGCCTTCCATAACTATTAATAGGGGCCTGTTATTTGCCGTGAAATGCCAAAGTTAAGCACCCCCTTAAAAGGGAGTGCTTAACTTTGGCATTACACGAATGCTGTCAAGTAGGCTAAGTTAAGATCACCCTTTGGGTGTTCTTAACTTAAGCACTTGACGGTACCCCAGCAGCTACGAGCCAACCACTCGGCCCGCACCGTTGTCTTGAATTCAATAAAGCCCATGTCCGAATCTGGCTCGAACTGGCCCTGGGTCGCATCCAGATAGTCGAAATAGTCGTAGTGGGCCGTATCGGTATCCTCATACATGTAGCACTGTATGGTGATACAGGTATCTGACCCAAGATTCTTCAGCTGGTGAACCTGATTCAGGCCAGGGCTTATCCAAGTAATATCCTCCTTTTTGAATTCCGCTGTCGCAAAAGGCGTCAGCTCATCCAGGCTCAGAAAGGGAAAGAGGCTGACATTAATGGATCCATTTAGAACCCGTATAATCGCACTCGAGCCTCCGTGATTATGGATAGGAGAGAAATGGCCCGATGGCCAGATCTCCATAACATAGGGGATGCCAGGTGATTCACCGTTATTCTCACCTAGCGTAATACGCAAATAAGTCTCCTTCGGATTCGGCTTATCCTTATTGAATTCATTGGCCTTCTGTTTGAGGCGCTCGTAACACCATTTGCCTGGCGTGGCAATACTATACTCGATTGCTCGCGTGAAATCAGGAAAATCGGGAGAGTTTAGCGTGAATTGCTTTCCAGCAATACAGTGATAGAGTTTCTGCGATGTTAGAGAAAGATTCGCCTTTGGCATATGGATGCCGGCCGCAATGGACTCCATTGTCAGTTCCTCCATATTCTTTACTAAAAGAGGGACCTTGCCTGTTATAGGATCTCTTAAGAGGGATCTTATCTGCGCATCTTCTGCCGATACTTTTGTGAGGCTCTCTAAGAATGGCTTTGCTGTCTTCGACCCAAACTGGTATCTATAGATCACATTCTCCATGCGCGCCTCGCCGACGCCTGCGTAGAGGCGCTGATTCTGGGAGTCGAGGCTAAACCAGTAGTAGGCTCCGCGCTTAGCCACGATTCCCGTAGTATTCTGTTTGTCTATTAGCGGCTCGCCGCTCGGAAACATATTCACAAGGACTTGGGACTCGGTGAATCTTATTGCGAGGCCATCGATTCCAGAGATTCGGAGTGTGCAGGGTCCGGATGCGTCGAAAAAGATTACTCCTTGTCCGTGAACAATAAGGTCGGCGCTATTTATACTGGGGGCTCGGATTCGTGTAAAGGTCATCTGATTTAGGCTTGGGTTTATTCTTTTATAGAAAGCCTCGAGCGTCTCTTTTTAAGAGCTTTTATAAGAGTTTTCAACTTATCTATTGCACAAGTCTTCTCACTCTCTTTAATCAAATCACACATTTCATTAAATTCGGTATAAGTATATACATCCGAAAATGTATCTACAAAGGATTGAGCTGTCCCTGCGAGAATGGCATAATATAGACCAAGGCCTTTCCAATGCTTACGATCATCTGTTCTAGTAAGGCCAGAATTCGCAATCACATCCTTTAATGGATCTTCAGGAACTATATCTGGAGGGGTTGCCCATTTATCAGCAATAGTCTTACAGTGCCCCTTAAACTCATCGAGAGACATTTCACCCTTCATATCATTACATGATCCACAACAAGGGCGACAGTTATTAAAAGTATATGTACGATCTGTATTATCTTCTCTATCAATCCCGATTCCCTTTTCGGAACTGTATCCGCATAGATAACATTTAGAGCGCGTAAGTCTAGTCCACTGATCCTCTGTAAGGTTGAATATAAGGTTTCTCTCTTCCGCCTCGAGCTTATAGGCTGTGAAGTTTTTAAAACATGAGCGATAGTAATAGATTTTCCATTTATCAAAAAATGTATTGGTGGCTAAAGTAATATTATTCATAATATGACACTTCTGCAAAAAGAAGCTCTGATGATACGCATGCTTCATTTTATTACATTTCCAACAGGCTGTTACACAGTTTTCAGCAGTATATCCAATCGCATTATCTACACGGTCGATGCCATTGGTTTCATTTTCTACATGGTGCCCGCAGTAATAGCATGGTGCTTTTACGATCTCTGAAAACTTGTCAAAATCTATTAAAATATCAAATCCACGCTTACTTGCTGACTTAATATAGTCTTTATAGTATCTTTTTATATTTCTAAATGCTTCATTTTTAAAGTTTCTTATTCTATCTTTACGCTTTTCATCCTGCTTGGATTGATTTTCACTGCATGTAGTACATGAAACTGAATCTTTATTAAATTTAGTCTTAAATGGCTCAAAATCTTTTCCGCAATAGGTGCACAGAGAATTAGCCGCAATCAGTTGTATACCTTTTATTATTTCTTTCCGCTTCTGGTATCTGGCTGAATCTAGAATACGCGTTTTATCAAGGCACTCCTGACATGATGCATAACCCTCGAGGCGAAGCTTAAAACATCCACGAGCAATGTCGCAGTAACGGATTCCCTTTTCTTGTTCTTCAAGATAGTATTTATCTCTTTCATGTTTTTTACAGAAGCCTGGATCTATCACCTTAAAAGTGCATCCCTCGTGATTACATGGATTCTTCTTTTTTGTGAGTTTCACTAAGCATGATTTACAGGAAGCAGCCGCCCCTGCTAGATTGTTACAGCCTCTAAAGAAAAATCTACAGGGCTTCTTTCCAGCTGCAACCTGTTCATCATATTCACGATTCCTCTCATGGCGTCCACAGTAGCCATCGGACGCTGGAAACTTGCAGCCCGAGCCCTTTCGAGGGCCTTCTTGGATGATTGCCTTACACGTTGCCATTTCTAAAATAGTAACGCGAAAGGATTTTAAGCCGGAGGTCATCAGATTTGCCGAACCCACTTAAGGATGTAACCCGCCCGCTCACATACAAAAATCACACAAAAATAGCCAGTATGACTTGAATATGATATAAATGTCTCCAGATTCCTTAATTGCTGTAAGCGAGGCCCCCCATTCCTGACATCACGCGGAGCACATTATAGTTCGTCGCGAAGACGTAGACGGACGACGACGTGGACGTGCCAACAGCGTTGTTGGAGACCGTGAGGAGGAGCGTCGTGTTATCAATGCGAGAAAGATTGCACGTGCCGCTGGGCTGGTGCTGCTCGGGCTGGAGGGCGAACGAGTAGACGTTGATGCCGATGGCGGGGACGTTCGTGTGGTGCTGGTAGGGCTGCACAAGGTTGAAGTAGTCGCCCTCGCGCGTCTGGAAGCGATCGTGGCCGTTGAGCTGGAGGAGAGCCGTGATGACGGGGTTCTTGCCAGCCATGCCCTCGACACGCGTGACGGAGTAGCCCGACTCGAAGACGCAGCGGTCCCACCAGTCGGAGAAGTTGAAGGGCTGCTGGCCCTTCCACTCGCCAATGACGTCATCGGCGCACGAGACGAACGAATCACGCTGGACAACCCACACGAGCTCCTTGCAAGGGTGGTTGAAGTTGAGCTTGAGCTTGTTGGCCGACGACGTGATGGACTCCGCGCCCGTGAACTGGAGCGTCTCGATGAGGTACTCGTGCGAGACCTGGGCGAACTTGCGGCGCTCGTCCGTGTCGAGGTAGATATAGTCGACGTAGAGCGAGGCGGCCTGGAGGTTGGCCGCCGCGACACGGTCACGGATCGTGTGGACGTTCGGGAGGTCGGGCGTGTTGTCCCAGCAGAGGTTGCGGAGGTCGTTGAAGTCGAGGTTGATGCGGACCTCGTGGTACTGGAGGGCGATGAGCGGGAGCGCAAGGCCAGGGTTGCGGCAGAACCAGAACTGGAGGGGGATGTAGAGCGTGTACGCGGGGGCGCAGCCACGGAGCGCGGGGGAGCCTGTGGGCTCACCGGCAGCGCAGTCCGAGTCGCACGCCGCACCACCCTGCTGGAGGAGGTTCGTGAGCTGGGGGATATTGCCAACCATCTTGGCATAGCCGGCCTGCTTGCCAGCCTCCTGCGTGAGCTCATTCCAGATGTGGAGCCAGTTGCCGTAGTGCTTGTCGATGCGCTGGCCACCGATCTCGATCTCGACCGCCTTGATGAGATTGTGGCCAACCCAGTTGAGCCAGCGGAACTGGGCGCCCGAGCCGTCCGTGGCGGGGTTGAGCTGGACCGTGGGGAGCGTCGCCTGGAGGTACATGCGGTGGATGAGGTCACCGTTGCGCTGGATCGTGCACGTCACGCGCTTGCCGAAGCCAGGCGAGCCGTTGAACGGGTTCTCAATGGACTCCATGGCGAAGTTCGTGTGGCGGCGGTACACGACCTTGAAGAACGTGATCTGGGGGTTGCCCGTGAGGTAAACATCCTGGGCGCCGTAGGCGACAAGCTGCATGAGACCACCACCCGTCATTTGTTATATACCCCTTTCCTAGAAATAAATTCTGGCGGCGGAGGATTTTTCACAGCCGGGAGCCCCTTCGAAGCCGCGTGCCGGAGGTAGCCTAAAACGCTGGCCGTTTCCAGTTAGGGAATGGCGAAAGAGGAGGCCTTTTTCAAGATCCGTTCAACCAAGCGGAGTAATCCTGAGGCTCGCACCACCCTCGACCGACTGCACAATATTCGTATGCAGGGACTCCTTGAGAAGGAGGGGGAGATCGAGGTTCTGCGCGAGTCGATAAAGGAGCTTCGGGCCAAGGCGCCTGCCGATGAGATCGAGTCGGAGAGGAACCGGCGCAAGGAGATTGAGATCGAGAAGGAGATTGAGCGCCGCATGGGCAAGAATGAGATCTTCGACTACTTCCTCGACACTGGTGAAATCCTATACAACTATTACGAGACTCAAGAGAAGATCTCGAATGGCCAGGGGAGTATTCAGCGGCGGGCGCCCAAGGCCAAGCCGGGGTCTGTTCTCGCGGCCCTCGAGAGTGCTGCGGCCAGCCAGCCCCAGCCGGAGGCCACCGTTCCAGCCGGCGAGCTCCTCCGCCGAGACAAGTTGCTGGAGGACTACCTCCGCAAAATCGATCCGGAGCATGCTCGTTCGGCGGCCTTGTTTGATCCGGACCAGTATGGAGAATGCGACGAGTGCGGGACCGAGATGATCTTCTCGGCCAACGAGGCTCTGTTCACCTGCGTGAACTGCGGAGCCCAGGAGTTTGTTCTCATCGATTCGGATAAGCCGAGCTACAAGGACCCTCCTCGGGAGGTCAGTTACTACGCCTACAAGCGTATTAACCATTTCAATGAGTGGCTGGCCCAGTTCCAGGCCAAGGAGAGCACGGAGATTCCTCCCGAAGTCTATGAGTGTATTTTGGCGGAGCTCAAGAAAGAGCGGATCATGGACTTCCGGACTCTGAAGCAGTCCAAGGTGCGCGAGATCCTCAAGAAGCTAAAATACAATAAGTATTATGAGCACGTGCCCCATATTATGAATCGGCTGAACGGCTGCTCGGCGCCGGTCATGAGCCGGGAGATAGAGGAAAAGCTGCGCTACATGTTCAAGGAGATTCAGCCGGCGTTCCAGAAACATTGCCCAAAAGAGCGGAGCAACTTTCTTTCGTATTCCTATGTTCTGTACAAGTTCTGCGAGCTGCTGGAGCTCGACGAGTATCTGGCCTCCTTTCCTTTGCTAAAGAATCGTGATAAGCTCTATGTGCAGGATAAGATCTGGGAGCTTATTTGCAAAGAGCTGCGGTGGCAGTTCGTCCGGTCTGTGTGAGGCCGGGACTGATATCATTCCTGGAAAACTCCCCGGCGCGGCCAAAAACTTGACGGTTAAAAAAAGCACATTCTATGTTATATATGGAATCACCTGTCGCCAAGAAGTTTCCCAAAGCCGTCGTTTATGTCTTACAGTGTATCGACAACTACTATTATATCGGCTCGACGATCAACGACCCTCGCTACAGATTAAATAATCATAAGAAAGATTCAGTATTATTTCCTGATCGATGGGTTTATGAGCATATTAATGAGGTAGGGTGGCATAATGTTAAGCTTGATATAGTTGAGAAGTATCCATGTGATGATAGAAAGGAACTATACACGAAAGAGGATGAATATATAAAGGATTCATTATACGACCCTTATTGTTTGAATAATAAGCGCGCATATATGTCAAAAGAAGATATTATAGAAAATAGGGCGAACTATTACTTGGCAAATAGAGAGCAAATACGAGAGAGAACCAAGGCTTACGTCGAAGCCAACAAAGACAAGGTAGACGAATATCAGGCAGAATACCGTATAAAAAATGCCGAGGCACGCCGCGAGTATAGTGCGCAGTATGTAATAGATCATCCAGAAGAAGTCGCTGCGGCGAGAAAGAACTACTATGAAATAAACAAGGCAGAAATCCTTGAAAAACAAAAGACCTATATCCAGGCAAACAAGGAGGAAATCTGTAAGAAAAGGAAGGAATGGAGAGATAATAATAAGGAGAAGATTGCAGCTGAAATGAAGGCTTGGGCCGAAAAGAATAAGGAGGCGATTCAGGAGAAAGGGAAAAAGTATTACGAAGAGAACAAGGCGATTATTCGAGAGAAGAATAGGGCGTATGTTGAGGAAAATAAGGCGGCGCTCCTTGCACAACAAAAGGTCTATCGTGCGGCTAACAAGGCGAAACTGTCACAATCACATACCTGTGATTGTGGCGGTAAATACACGATGAATCATGAGAAGATTCACCGAGATAGCAAGCGGCATAAGAAGTATTTAGAGATGGATCTCAATAAAATCACTCAGAGCATTCTTGGCGGCCTTTAGAGTCCGAGCCTGTCTTGCCCGATTCTCTGGAGAGTATCTTGTACCGTACTCATTCTTTTTGGCAGCGTTGACTGCATTATGCGCGCGCTTCACATTGGCTTCTAGAGTTTTTCGCGTGGTCCCTGGTCTACGCGTACCTCTCGGAGTTCCAGGATCTGAGACAGATTCTGTATTCGAAATGGGGGCCACAATATGTGCAGGCCTTGGATCTTCAGGCTCATCCGGTTTATCACAGTGCTTCTCTATCCATGCATTCGTTGGCGTGTTAGTCTTAGCATAGTAGCCATTATTCGATGGAACCTTCGAGCCGGCATTCTTGCTCTTACAGTAAAAGTTGCGCGCAGTCTGATTGGAACGCTCTTTTAATAGGTTATTCTGGGCCGCTAGGGCGGAGCCTTTTCTGGGGGTTTTATTCTTTGTCCACCACATCCTGTTAAGAGCCTCGTTAATGCCGACGGGTTCCAGCCTTGCGGGATCTCCGTGCCTTACGGGATCTGCGGCCTCCCTTATGCATTACCTTATCCATTTCTCTGTAATGCGCCTTAATCTCCTCCTTATGTCTTCTAGCCTCCTCGGCGCGTGCAGCAGCCGCATTGGCGATCACCTGTTCGGCGCGAGTGCGGCCCTCAGAGTGCTTAGACCCGTGAGCCTCATGTGCGGAAGCAGCCGCTACACGGTTACGAACATGATTAGAAACACCCGGCATTTATCCTAATATCCCCTGCCATTTTTAAAGAAATCATATAATACGGTATATAATACCATATTATATGATTTTGTATCAATCTGAAGTTGATTAAACGCGGCCGCCCGGGAATCCAACAAGGTTGGCGCCGATACCGAAGCCCGCGCCCTGGCGCGCCGTAGCGCCGATCGAGGGCGAGACGACGTCGAGGATGGCGAAAACGGCCGCCGCGACAACGCCGAGCGTGACGATCTCATCCCAGGGAAGCGTGCGGCGGGGCACGAAGATGGCCGCAACGGCGACGAAGAGACCCTCAACGAGATACTTAACAACGCGATTCACGATCTCTGCCGTGGCGGTCATATTATCTATATTCAGTCCCCAGGTTTTTTTTGTAGCTGCGTATTTCTATCTAAAGCGGGACTCTTATGGGAGGTTAGAACATGGCCACCCGCGAAGATTTCCTAGAGGAGGACGTTGAGATTGCCGGGCAGAAGGTTTGTCTCCTGAGTTTCCTTAGTCCGGAGAAGGTCCTGGCCAAAAAGGATCTTTTCATGTTCGAGGCCTTCCTCTCGACCTACGAGTATTCGAGCCGGGTGGTTGCCATGGAGGAGTTTCTCATAAAGTCCGTAAGTGCTATCAACTCGAAGCTGGACGCGGAGTCGGATCGTCTTCTGGCCCAGGATCTCAGCGGCGCGGCCGAGATCTGCCGGGAGGCCCGCTTCCGGCTGGATACGGTCTCGGACGATATCAAGGAGTTTATTAAGAAGAACGATGCGGCCATGCGTGGCTCGAAGCTAAAGGAGGCCTACGACACGTTCATGCACACGAACCGGACGAAGCTCGAGGACGAGTTTCACGCAAAGAACGATTTTCAGACAACGGTGCGCGGCCTCAAGATTCGGGGTGTTTATCCGAGCCAGGCGGAGGCGGTGGCCCGCTCGAAGAAGCTGCAGCGCCAGGATACGCTTCACAACATCTTCCTGGCCGAGGTCGGGAAGTGGCTGCCGTGGGATCCGGAGCCCAATGATGTGGCCGATCAGGAGTATGCCGAGGACGAGCTGAACACGCTGATGAAGAAGTACAAGGAGAACGAGGAGGCCCGGGAGGTTTTCCAGCGGGAGAACCGGGGGCGTCTTAAGAAGGATCTCTCGGGTGCGGCGCCGGGTGTCCAGATTAGCCGGGCTGAGGAGGCATCTGTGGGCGCGCCTGGAGCGCTGGGCGCCGATATCACGGGGATGTTCTCTACAGATGGCCACCCCGATCTTGCGATTGCCCGGAAGGCTGGGGGTGGGGGTGGGGGGACGCAAGCCTCCCCCCCGCCCCCTGCCCCTAGCCCTTCTATGGATTAGCTAGGGGGTAAAAGCCTCCCCCTGACCCCCTGTCATTAAAGTCTGCTACACTCCTATAGGAGTTTACTATCGTTAAAAAGACACTCGCAGTCTCCTTTTAATGATATTACTGAGGCACACTAGGTTCTAAAAGCTTTAAAGACAGGGGGCGAGGGGGAGGCTTGCGTCCCCCTACACCTACGCTGGACCCCTCGGGAAATAGTTATTCGTATACGGCGGAGAAATCGCGCGGCAGACATTCTCCTGGCAGAACTCTCCCTCCTGGCACGTCACGCCCTTGCAGTCCAGGTCCCGGAAAGACTCCGGAAACGAACGCGCATACATCTTGCGAAGGTAGGGAAGGACTGAAACGGCTAGGAGGAGGACGGCGAAAAGGGCAACGAGGCCATATGCGTTCTTCGGGCTCTTCATTCTAGTAGTTATCAAGGATAAACCGGAAGCTGGTTGCTCGGAGGTGCGAAGATATCCGTAGACAGGCAGAATCCATTCATGCACTTGAGCTCCTCAGAGCAGTCAGCCATGTCGACACCACAGCGCTGCATCATAGCCATCTTATTCTGGAAACCCTCGTTTCTCATAAAGGTGTTGATGCGGTAAAAGCGGTCCGCGACTAGGAGAGCAATGCCTATGGCAGCAAACATTAGCAGGGCCTTGGTGACCATCTATATCTGGACCCTATAAAATGGTGCCTTAACAACCGTGCGGCTCTATTAATCCCCTTCTTAAAACTTCTTCTGCACATTGATTTCCGGCCCCTTGAGCCGCCGCCCCTGGCTCGGATCATACTGGTTCATATCCTCTTCCTCCTTGTCCCTGTAGAAGTTCGCCGAGTGCTGCCAGAATTCCGGAGCACCAATCTTGAAATCCGGATGAATCTCGGCCTTGTACCAAAAGACGCAGTCCTCCAGCTTCGCCGACTGGCTCGTATTATCCACCACCAGGCACTCGTAGTTCTGCGTGCACTGATCCATAATCTGACAGAAAAACTCGAAGCTCGGAAAGGCCGAGGCGTAGTTATCAAAGATGCGCTTACGATTCGTCATGTAGGGCTCGCGCAAGATAAAGACAAAATCCACGTTCGTGCGTAGCGCCGGCTGGATACCCAGAGGATACTGCATCGTAATGATAAAGAAGACCTTCAGCCAACGACCGTTCATGAAAAGATAGCGAATATTCTTGTCGTGCGTCCACGAATCGTCATACATGCAGTCATCCAGAATCATGAATGACCGGGGATCTAGGCGCGACTTGCCGCCGGCATTCTGTTCCTTCTGGATCCGACCCATAATCATCTTTTGCCGCTTCACGTAGTTAGCCAGAATCATGGGATTGTATTCGCCGTGAATGAAGATGGGCGGGATCATTTTGCCGTAGAAGGAGTTCGACTCCTCCGTGCCGCTAATAACCGTTCCGAGAGGCATGTCCTTGTGATTGTAAAGAAGGTCGCGCACCAGGGTAGACTTACCTGTGCGGCGGCGTCCAATGAAGATGCATACGGCGTCCTGGGGGATTTTGCGCATCTCGAACTTGCGGAGTGATATATTTACGGCGCCTGCCATATTCCTGTAGTGATAGGGGAGCTATAAAAATATTGTCTAAGGCCGCGCGTCTTTAACAGTCTTTAGTTTTATCTATTGCGGTAAGAATGGATCTCCGGGGGCGGCTGCTACCAGCAGCCACGGCCAAGCCTGGATCTATGCCTGATGCCCTAAATAATGTTACTGGCTATTACGGCTTAGCGACATACTTCCCGGGACTCAAGGACCTTTTGCGCCTCGATGGGCCGCCGCCAACAGATATCTGGCTCGATTCCCGCCTGAAGGTCGCGGCCATCGATTGCTCCGGGGCGCCCGGACCCTGCCGTATAGATGTCGGGGGCACTTCTATTCGAGCCTACATGAAGGTAACCCACTGCCTCGATCCTATCCGGTGGATCCAGGGAGACTACTATCTTGCTGGACACCCCGTGCTGCCAACAACTCGCCGGCTTCGTAGAACTTCCAAGAAGCTAGCCGATCCCTGGAATCAGGCCTACATTGACGCCGTGGGCTGCTATATCCTGGGGCGTCTCAAGGAGGGTGGAGCCTCGCCGCACTTTAACTCCTTCTACGGCGCCTTCAAGGCCACGGCGGCCACCTACTCCTACAACCTCACCGACGACTTCGACAGCTATCGGCACCACCGATGGTTTTGGCAGAGCAAGCAAAAGGGCTACTATGAGCTCGGCGTAGTGAATGAGGACGATCCTTCAGAGCCGGTGCCCGCCAAGGTGCTCAATGACATTATGATGCAGCGGGGATCCGGCTCAGATTCCGAGTCGGATGATTCCAGCTTCGGGAGTTCGGGGTCCGAGGCTTCAGAGTCAGGCTCAGACTCGGAATCCGATGCATCCGAGGAATCCGAGTCGGATACATCCTCGGAACCGGAAACAATCAATGTCCAGCTCGAGGCCATTCCGGACACAAACTCCGTTCACACGGATAATATGTCCAACCTCTCCTTCGCCTCCTCCGACCTGGATGATTCCGAATACAAGATTCTCTGCAACATCAAGGATTTTCCGGTAATGATGATTATTACTGAGGAGAGCCAGGGCACTATGGACGCCCTTCTAGAGGACTACGATGCCGTGGGCTCCAGCCCCGGATCGCCGGAGTGGGAGGAGTGCTGGTCGGCCTGGATTTTCCAGATAATCGCCGGACTCTCCGTGGCCCAGGACCTCATCGGCTTCACACACAATGATCTTCACACGAACAACATTGTATGGACGGCCACGGAGGAGGACTTCCTCTACTATACGAAGCGCGACGGCACGCATTTTAAGGTTCCGACCTTCGGCAAGGTATTCCGGATTATCGATTTCGGCCGCTCCATCTTCAGATTCAACGGGCGCCTCTTTGTCAGCGACGACTTCCGGACTGAAAATGATGCCGGGGGCCAGTACCGCTTCGCACCGCTTAATAAGAGTACGCGCAATCCCGTCATGCCGAATCCCTCCTTTGATCTGTGTCGCCTCTCGGTAAGTCTCTTCAACAGCCTATTTCCGGATGCGATCGAGGATCTGGATGGCGGGGCCGTCCTCAGCTCGGAAGAGGGGCTCGTGGTAAAGGAGAAGATATCGCCACTCTACAATATCCTTTGGACCTGGATGATCGACGACGCTGGAGAGAATGTCTTCATTAATCCGGATGGGTCGGAGCGGTTTCCGGACTTTTATCTGTATAAGCACATTGCGGCAAAGATCCATAAGGCCGTGCCCGCGCTCCAGTTTTCCAAGCCTGCCTTTGATCGATTCCAGGTGAATCCTTCAAGTGTAGGGGATGTGAAAAAGTGGTCATTGTATTGCTGAGGATAGGGCAGTAGGAGTTTTTACCCATTCGACTGGCTTTTCAGGAATATTATAGATTGGGGTTTCAAGCCTGCAACATCTTCTGTAGTTCAATACAACTATAGCAAATGTTGATGCTGCCACTAGAACGGATGACATTGTCAGAAGGGCGATGGACGATGGATCCATCTGTAGACTGTATTATGGGTGGCTATTTAACCCTTTAAAACTTGGGCACTCCCACCTGGACCTCCATTTCATCCGAGCCCGGAAGCTTTATGGAGGAGAGATTCGGAACCATGGCCATCACGCCTCCCAAAAGACTGCCGGAGGATTCCGGAAGAAGCTGCATGATGAAGGCCACGAGGACGGCACCGATAAGGAAATCCCGGAAGATCCCTTTCGCCGTCGGCGCCTTCTTTTCAAGAAGGAAGGCGCTGCCGCCCCCGATGATCGATAAGACGATGCCCCCGAGAAACATTCCGGTGTAGAGCATTGACATATTCTGGCGCCATCTAAGGAAAAATAACGCGCCGGAAGGCGCGTTTAACCTGTGCGGACGACCGTTACGCCTAAAAAGGATGTGCCAGGGCCTGCGTTGAACGTATTAACGTAAAAAGTATCTGTAGTAGGGTATGCTGGCGGAACACCCTCGCTCGTTAGACCACTCACACGCTGAACAAGTCTCATCTTTTGAATAATAGTTCCATTGCCAAAGCTAAAGATTAGTTCCGATCCAAGATCTTTTAGGAGTGTACCAGAAGGAACAGCTGATGCTACAGAATCTAGGTCTTGCGAAACAATAAACATATCTGAATATGTAGGAGTAGATATAACATTTCCTACCCGAGAGACTACAGCCCCGAGTAAAATAGAATTATTAATAGCACCATCAACAGCCGCCACCGTAAATGTTTGTGTTGTATTAGCCCCAATCGCAATAAAAAACTTAGTTCTCGGGGAAACCTGGGAATAGCTTGATTGGGTGGAGCTCATATCTATTATAGTTCCTCAAACCCGTCCATGGGGAGGACCTCGTCGCCGAGAGTCTCGAACCCATCCAGCGGCTCCGGAGGGAAGTCGAGGATCTCGAGGCCCTCGTCGGACTCCTCAGTGGTCTTTTTGAAACCGGACTCCTCCGGATTATCCGAGTTGAATACTGTGTCGAGGCCAGTGAACTGAACGTGCGAATCGTTCTCCGCGCCAATAATGATTGTTGGTGTCTTCGGCTCGACTTTCGGAGAGGGCTTCTCTACAGGCTTCTCTACGGGCTTCTCTACGGGCTTCTCTTCGAGTTTCTCTAGTGGCTTCTCTTCTGGCTTCTCTACGGGCTTCTCTTCAATCTTTACAAGCTCCTCAACTTTTACAAGCTCCTCAACTTTTACAAGCTCCTCAACTTTTACAGGCTCCTCCTTCTCTAGAGGCTTCTCCTCCTTCTCAACTTTCTCTTCAACCTTCTCTACAGGCTCTTCCTTCTCCTCAACCTTTACAGGCTCCTCCTTCTCCTCCTTCTCCTCATCCTCATCATCATCCCGCAGATACTCCTTGAGAATACTCTTCACAGGCAGCATCGAGCGAATCGCCTGGTTCACACCATCGTTGATGAGTCCCTCAATCTGCCGCATGTTCTTCTGGCGCTCAATAGAGCTCCCCGACGTCGAAAAGAGGTACGTGTTGCTCCAAAGAAGGCGCGCGCACTCCGTAAGAGTCCGGTGGAGAAAGTGGTCCAGCTTCGGGATCGTAATCTGCAGCTTCTTCTGTCTCGTCGTAAGGCGAATGGCCGATAGAATCTTCGTGTGGGCAATAAAGACCGCCGTCAGCAGCTCCTCCATATAGTCACAGTGGCTGGCCGTGATCAGTGCAGCCGTCTCGCGCTGCACCTTGTCCGCATTCCACTCGGCGATTCCCTCTAGCAGTGTCTGGAAGCTGAGGAGCAGCTTCCGGGACTCCGGATCCTTCGTCTTGGCGTCCTCGAGCATGGCTAAGAAAAGCGACTGGAGGGCCGGGACAAGAAACTGACAGAGCTGGCGGGTATACTCTCCCTTGGCCTCGGCGTAGACGCCGACGCCATCACCTCCAATATCCATACTAACTCCCCGCAGGAGTTCTGATACTTTTATTAAACGCGTAGGTCGCGAGCTGGATCCAAGGCGAGGATCCGGCCCCACAGGCCCGAATGGCCTCCTGGAGATCGAGGTCGTTTAGATCGGTGGCCAGCAGCCCCTTTAGGATTCGGTAGGGATCCTTGCCCTCTCTCCGAAGGCGCGTAAGATCCGTCCAGGCCGGGGACTCGATCTCTTCCCGAGGAAGGCCGAGGCGCGCCGCCGTGGCCTCGTTGGCCGCCTGGCGATAAGAGGTGCTCGAGCGAATGGGGACGACCGTGCAGCGCGAAAGAATCGGGGGTGCCAGCTTCCAGAGTTCCCGGACTTCCAGACAACAGCGGACATTGGGCGCCGCCGTTTCCAGAATCCGGCGGAGAAATGCCTGGGCCTCCTGCGTGAGATCATCGGCGCCCTCGATCCAGACAAAGAGCTTATCCTTCGAGCGAACCTGCTGATGGAGAATCTCCCGGCCTTCGCGCAAGCTGCGATCCAGCCGCGCATTCCAGCGAAAGAGGGTCGCCTTCGCCAGAGCCGCCTCTTCCCGGATCCAGCGTGATTTACCTGTCCCAGGCTCGCCGCTAATGAGCAGCGCGCCTTTGGAGGATGACATCTTTATATACGACACGGCCGTCAGGTTTAGGTCAGGATCTTAAGACTGCAGCCAGACAAGGCGCCCTGTTTTTTCGCACGTGTGACATTCTTAACAGGGAGTTTGTTATAGAAGCTATTCTTAAGAATACTAGTCTTTTTTCTAAACATTACTTTCCGAGTGGCATCTATAAATGATTTTAACATCGCCTTCATCTTTGGCGGGCCCTTAAAAGATTTATATACGGCGCTTGGAACACTTTTACCATTCTGAAATAAGTTATCCTTACAATCAGGATTGCAATATCCCTTCATACATTCCTTTTTTAGAGCCGCTCTCTTTTCTTTTGATCTCAGAGTTTGCAACATACTGTTCGCCGCTTTCTTAGACATCTTAAGTGTCTTTGCCATTTTCATACTCATCTTTTCAGTAAAATCCAGAAAGGTCTTTCCGCAGTATTCAGATTCGCAGAGCTGCATTTCTGAACTTACGCGGCGAGTCTTGCCCCCCCGTTGCTCTTTTACATGATGTTTAACGTATATAGGCCCATGGGCGAAATCTTTATTACTAGAATCAAATGTATTTATAGCTCCATTCTTACCGGCCGTAAGTATAAAAGACTCAGTAACACGACGATCAGAATCTGACATAAATATCCAGCCAGTAGTGATAGGACTATACCCTTTATACTTGCGGCCTATAAGACCTTTAGGTCCATTAACATTAGACCACGACTCTTTAAAATAATATACACGATCCTTAACTAAGTCATCAGGATCACCTTTAAATAATTCATAACCTTCCAGCATTACCTATCGATATGTGATAAAAATAAGTATTCTTAGACTACTTATTTTTATACAATCTCCAATCTCCCGTTACATCGCCGCCAGCAGCTCACTCAGCACCTCCTCCTGATTATCCGCATTGTGCCGCAGATTCTGCGAGGCCATCAGCGGGTTCGCATTAACGGCCGAGACGACCTCGGGCCCGTTGCGCACGCGGCTGACGTCGAGCTTGAGAGGGGCACGATAGCGAACCGTGCCAATATCAGCCACGCCTGTCGGGATACTCTCCACGCGGTTAATGGCATTGGCCCGATCATTGACAATATCTGCATCCAGCTTCCGAGTCGTCTGGTGCAGGTTGCCATCAAAGACAGCCAGAGCACCGCCGTTTCCGTGGAGCGGTGTGCGGCCGGCCGCAATCTGCTCCTTGTTCGGGTTGGACCGCATATTGTAGGCGGCGTCGTGGCTGGTGAAGTCCTTGTTCGTCGCATACGAGGGACCGAAGTGCTCCGACTTGGCCGATAGCTGCGCCTTCTGGGTTGGCCGGGCAATATCATCCGGATCGTAGGTCTTGAGCCGGGTTGGGCCGTCGGCGCCGGGGGCGGCCTGGCCCATCCAGTTCCAGTTGATCGTGCCCTCCTTGACCGTCGTGCGCGCAATGTCGTTGGGGTCCCAGACCGTGATGGCGGGGGCGCCCTGGGCGTAGCCGACGGCCGTGCCTGTCTGGCGGATATTGCCCACGATCTCCTGGCGACGCGTGGGGCGGTTCGGGTCCGTATAGTGCACGGGGACACTGCCGGCCTCAGCCGGCACCAGGTTCAGACCCACGACGCGCTCCGACGTGGCCAGGCGCTCGTTCGGCCGCACCTCGTAGCCCGAGCGGCCGTAGTCGTTCTCGGCGGCGTCCGTGTCCGCCGACGTATAGGATGTCATATCGGCATTGCGGTATCCGGCCCCACCGTATTGCTGCGCCATGGGCGTGCGGTAGGAGCCGGCCACGTAGGACTCGCCGAACTCCTGTGAGCCCGCCGGGCCGATGAACTCTGAGCTCGTCTCGGGGCGTGTCTGGTGCTTCAACACCTGGACAGGGCGCGTGGCACCCTTGACCTGGTCGCCGGTCGTCACGAAAAGGCGCTCACCGGTCTCGTCGACGAAGAAGGTATCTGGGCGATACTTGCGAACCTCTCCTGGGTTCTCGGCCGCGCCGCCGATAAAGTGCTGGCCGGGCACCACGGGCTGCTTGTAGGTCAGCTTCGGGTTGTCGGCCGTGCGGATATCGTCCGTGCGGCGCACGTTGTCGATCATGTATTGGTTGACCTCGAACTGCTGGAAGCCACCCTTGCCCGTGGCCGCGAAGCCCTCATTGACGCCCGGGCCGACGCGCGTCGGCTCAAAGGGCCGCTCACCGGCGCGGCTTCTCGGATCATTAATGCGACTCTGGACGAAGTCGGATGAGGACTCGAGGCCGAAGGGGTTGCCGTAGGGGCTCTGGGCCGTGTCGAACATGGTCTCAATCTCCTTTTTGGCGATCTGGGTGACACCGGAGCCGGTAAAGGAGTCGAGGATACCGGAGTTTGTCTGTGGGGCTACATTCTGGCGAACACGGCCGCCGAAGAAGGGGACCATGTTGTTGTGCGAGAAGTCGGCCGTCTTTATACGCTCTCCCGTTAGCGAGCTGACCACGTAGTCGCCGTCGAGATAGTTGGGGCTGGCCTCGATGCCGGCGGGGTTCATGGCGACGTCCGGGGTGGCTGATTCGATGGGCTGGGGCGTGGCCTTGGTGCTCGGGTCCATATTGACCAGCTGCGGCTTGGGGGCCACGTAGTTGAGAAGAGTGCCCTGGACGCCCGGATTCGGCTCCGAGGGGATGCCACTGTAGCGGAGATCGAGTTCCTGGTTGGCGGCGCGCGGCGAGGCCCCCCGCTCGGCCTGTGTGAGAGGAGACTCTGTTGGACCTCTTTGGGCATTAGACTGGAACCCTTCTGGGCCATCGTAGTCGCCTTCGCGACCTGTGAGGCGTGTAACCATATATCCAAGCCCTGCAAGGGCAAATAGGGCTGCTGCCTCCATTCCTACCGTATGGTGCCAAAGTTAAGCAAGCCCCACACCCACATGCGTCTTGCACTTCTCCTTATCGAGGTTGCGCGAGGGGATGAAAAAGTCAAAGGGCGTCTCGAAGGTGAGCTGCGGCTGGTGGGGAAGCGACTCCCAGCGATTCCAGCCAGTGGCACGAAGAGTGCAGGGCGGGTTCGTGAGGCGCTGGAAGAGGAGGGGCACGTTCTCATCCGGCGCGGCCACGAGGGGGATCTGGTTGAGCTTATTCGTCGCCGGGTTGTAGAGGGCGCTATCGACCTTCACGCGGCTCCCGAAGCGGTTAATGCCCTTCAGGTCCGTCTCAACGTCCGTGCGCCATTGGCCGGCGGGCCAGGAGGCGCCGGACATCTGGATACGAGTAGTGGCCTCTACAGGGAAGCTGACGGGGCAGTTCGCCTCCGGGGGATTGAGATAGTAGCGCTGGGCATAGGAGGTGATGCGCATGTCGTCGACTTGATGAAAATCATCAAAACGGGGGCGTGTTAGTGCTTGTTGTTTTGGGGCCGACATTGCTACCGGTAAGTGGGAAAGTTAAGTGCCAGAATCTCGATTACGAGTGCGGCGATTACGACTGCGGCTAGCATTATGACCTCCGTTACCCCTATTACGACTCCGACCGCGATTTACACTACGAACTCCGTTACCGCGTATATCTTCAATATGCTTGATTATGTTACGCATTTGGTTAGTTGATATTGCATGTGACGCACGTGGCCTAGTTAAGAATGAAGCAATAACTGACTCAGGGCCTTCTGGTAGCTGTCTACCCACACCCACATTTTCAAGTATTTCACCTTCTGCAATACGTTTAATAAACTCAAGATAGTTCTTATCACGGCTCAGTAGGTGTTTACTGTCATATAGATGCCACTTATTATTATTTAGAAGGTCGATCTTTACATAGATATTCTTATCAGTGCATATCTTAATCCTAGCATGCATACCGGCAAGTGCTAAAGTTAAGAACGCCCGTAGGGCGCTCTTAACTTAGCCTACTTGCCATAGTAGTGTTGTAGGCCAAGTTAAAAACCCCCTGAAAGGGGGTTCTTAACTTTGGCACAACACGTTAATCCCATACCTGCCCTTAGTAAGTGCAAAATAATGACATATTTCCGGTGATTTTTGTTCACTTGTTTGGTAATTTAATACATATTCACTATTAGGTACATCACCGGAAATGTTATCATATTGAAGTTTCATTTTTTGTAAATATGTCTTTCCAACAATATTTGCATTTAACCACCGGGTAATATATGTCTCCAGAGGAACTGTGGAAAACATTGCCCATAGCGCGTCAAAGACTATATCAGTTGTATTATATAACGCAGCAGTTTTATTATTTGCAGCCATTCTATAATAAGCGCAGATAAATCAAAAACTTCTTAAAATATGAGATATTTTAGGAAGTTTATACTATGATATATTATCAATGGCGACGAGGTGGCACTTTATAAAATGATGTGCGTTCTGATGATTCATCTTCTGAAGCAAATCTATTGGATCTAGGTGGTGGAGTTTCAGCCTCGGCATTATTTGCATCATGATGAATATTTGGTTTAACAGCTCTAAGCGCAAATAAAGGGTTATTAACCTTAAGGCCCTTATGATTTTCAGAGGCTTCTGGAGCACGGCCTATACCAGCCAATGGATTGTCAGATGCTTTCATATTAATCTTTAATATATGTAATAGTATTTCACGTATCATTTCCTTATCCTGTGTATCCGGCTTTATCTTAGAGATGCCACTGCCAACTTTTTCATTCACCCAGTTTGATAATTTATCTTTAACATCGGGAGTCATACCGTCTATTATGCGTAAATAAGCAGTTACATCGGCATCATGAAACTTATCTTTCCTCTTATACGTAAGTATACTCTTCTTGGTATAATACTCACTGTCTCCATAATGTCTTATTGCATCATCCAAGAGTTCAAGAACAGAATCGTTGTTCCCCTTGCCCTCAGTTGTTAGTCTTCCAGCTTTAGCGGCTGCCAATAGTTTTGAATCACCAAATAGAGCCCCCCCGCACTGCTTCCGCGTAACACGCTTTCGCGAGCTCTTACGTCTCGTATGCGTCTTATAAGAGCCGCCTGCGAACTTACAAGAAGGTATGGGACGCCCATAAAGTTTTGCATGATAGCCATCTTTTGCACATTTTTCACAATGGGCTTTCTGCGCCGTTGTTGGGTTTGGATACTGTAGCATACACATTCTATGTTTTTGAATTAATAATGCGTAAGCTTCTTCCTCGTGTGTAATCTCATCTTCTGCACGATTATTAGCATATGCATTTTGATGGTGTGACACATATTCTTGTGCAGTGTGATTAGGTTGTCTGCGATTCTTAACGCTTTTCACAAGTGTGGCCCATTCGCTTTTATAATCAGGCGTATAGTGCCCCATATCTATTATCGCCCTCAGAACTTCTCTGGGCGGTGGCAGGTCTCCTTCTCTAGAGGCAGTGGTCCAATGACGGAAGGATAGGCCCACTGCTGGTATTCCCGTAAAGGCACCGGCGTCGCGTTGACCGTCAACGTAATCTTCGGATTCTTCCGCTCGATCGTTGTGCACTTCGGTGGAAGATGGTGGCGCGCCGTCACATCCGAGTTCGGACGCGTAATGCCGCGGAGATCCGACTCGAGGTCGGCCTGGTTGCCCGCAATGCGGCTCACCTCATTTCCACCGACGAGGCCAAGGATGTGCCGGGCCTCCTTTATGTGCTGTACGTAGATCTGGGACTCGTCGTAGGCCTGCGGGTTCTCCTCGGACTCCTTTGGGGTATTGACGACAAAGGCGTCGGAAAGTGCAGCCATTTCTGTTAGAAGTGTCTATAAGAAACTTTTAACTGAGATTTTGATATTAGATCTGTTCAGCAGTTGACGTCCCGCACGTAGCTGCGCGACGGCATGCCACCACGGATCCAGCCGGGAGAAGCCATCTCCGTAATGAGATTCTCGGGCTTCTGGATGTTGTTCTTGACAACCGGGATCATGGGCGTGAAGACACCGTCGAACTGTGTCTCCGTCACCGTCCCGCACTCCTTGCCCTGCCGGACCTGCTCGGAGTGTAGGAGAAGCGTCTCGACCTCGGCGTTGCCGCGGCCGCCACCCATGTAGGGAACGGAGAGGAAGGGGCGCGCCTGGTTGCGGATATTGCAACGGTTATTATTGAACTCGGGCTGGTTCTTGAGCACGGACTCGGCGTCGATGGCCGCGTTGTTCGAGCCGAAACCCTCGCGAGGGTAGATGAGGAGATCTCTCACGGCCAGCGGATTCACATCGCGCGCCGCCGGGACGAGGTTCGTCGTCGTGTAGCGGCCGGGGCCAACGGACTGTGTATAGTATTGCTCGATTCCGTGGGTATCGTCCCGTGTGTGAGTAAGACGGTTAATCTCCATTCTGAATGGTGGGGACAGAATATCGGTGGGAGTATTAGAATGCGGGCCTCGAAAGCAAATACGAAGAAGTTCTGTGGATGTGTGAAGGCCGTCCGGAAGACTGTAAAGCTGCGATCTGGAAAGGGCCCTCAAGCCAAAGAGTCGGCGGCCATTGCCATTTGTACGAAGAGTGTTCTCCAAACGAAGGGGAAGACTCTGCGGAAAGTTTCTTGTAAAAAAGGGCGCCTCAACACACAGCCGCTTTAATCATCTATCCACATTCAGCCACGGCAGCGCCCCACCGTCCGTTCCGGGGAGACAGGGTCCACCCTCCTTGCACGTCTTTCCAGGAATCTTGTAGAGCCAGTTCTGGAAAGAGCCCTGATCGTTCGGAACGCTGGTGCTCGGCATCGTAATAAACTGGCGCTGCGACTGCGACTTTCCAAAGACGTCCGTCGGGTCGGAGGCAAACTCCGTTCTGAAGAAATCGTCGAGCTGCACTTTTGTGGCAGGATCGAATACCGAGATGGCCGATCCCCGTCCAGGATTATACATGATCTCGTCGATCAGGACATTCATAAAAGGATTACGATTCGTCGGCTCCGTCATGGCTCCCGTCTGCGATCCGATGACGTCGTACACCCCTTCTGGCTCCTTCGGCTTTTCTTTCGAATCGGCCTCAAAGGCCTCGCGCGTTGCCCTCAGCCGTACGAGGGCGAGAAAGGCCGGTGTGCAATAGAGGGCCGCCACCACGAGAAACCCGAGCAGGGCCGCCGAGTGCTTTTGAACATAGGTGCTCACGAGGCCGACGACCACGGCAATGAGAAATACCAGGAGAACGTGATTCGTGAGCTCGGAGGCACATCCTCCGCGCCTGGACTTCCATGAGAGGTCCGTATGTAAGACAGCGGCCGGCTGTTCCCAAATATATGGAACACAGAGTCCTAGACTCATCCTACTAAAGTTAGTTATTCTCAACATCAGGGCCTCACTTCTTCTTGCGCGCCTCCAGCTTCTTCTTTAGGCGCGCCCGCACCGTGGCCAGACGGCTCTCATTGTCATAGCCGGCGGCCTTCGCCGCCTTCGGGTCCTCAAAAGAGAAGGCCGAACGGAACTGCTCCATCATATTGACAAAGGCCGGGTTCTCCTGGAACTCCTTCATCATCTCCTCGGCCTCGGCGGCCAGCTCGGCCGGCTTCAGCTCCCCGCGCTGGATCCGCTCCTGGAGGCGCTTCGCCACGCGCATCATCGTCTCCTGCAGCTTGCCCGGATTCGACATGGCCGATGTCATGAGCTTCTCGAAGCCGCGCGCCGGGTTGCTCTCGATCTCGGCGATCTCCTCGGGCGTGAAGCCGAAGTCCTCTGGCCGGAACTCTCTCACCATCTCCTCGGCCAGCTTGGCCAGCTTGCCCTTTAGGAAGCGCTCCGGAAGTGGGGGGAGGCCTGCACCACCGGCGCCGCCAAAGAGGCTGGCGAACTTCTCGGAGAGGCCGGCGAAGTCGACTCCGGACAGCTTCTCCTTCCAGTCGTTCATCATCTTCTCGGCCGCCTCCTTGCCGAGGCCGCTCTTGGCGTCGTAGGCCGTGCACAGGTCGAGCAGGGACAGATAGTCGTAGATGGCCTTGCAGGTCTTAGAGGACACGCAGGACCAGAGATCGTTCGGGATGGTCACGCCGGGGAGAACCGTTCCGGGGCTCAAAAGGATGGTGTCGGGCTTGAGGTGGACCTTGAGAACGTGCTTCGCGTACTGGTCGCGGCGCTGCTCGGCCGGAATGGCCTCGGCGGCTGCGAGCTCGGTCGCCAGTTCCGGAAAGGTCTCTTTGAGATCGGCAATGAACTCCGTATACTTGGACTGGAAGATAGCCTCGGACGGATCCATTCTATGAAGATCTGTGGAAGACTATGGGGGGTGTTTTTACGCTGTTTAAAAAGGCGACTTCGCGGCCCGCGCCTTCTCGCAAAGCACACAGAGCACCTTGAGATACTTCCAGATGGCTGACTGGTTCTCGGGAGTCATATTCGGCCAGTGCTTGTCGAAGATCAGGAGAGCCGGCGACATTTCATTGAACTGTCCCTGGATCTTGGACTTGGCGAAGCCGATCACGACATCGGCGTCTTCGCGCTTAATAGGCTCATTCAGGTCCTTGTAGACGTTATCCCAGAAGAGGTCGAGGATGAGTTTCGGGTTAATCTTCTTGGCTCCCTGGATGGCCTCGAGGGCGAGCTTGATGTCCCGCTCCTCCGGAAAGGTGTCGGAGAGCTCCTCGAAGAAGCGAATAAGCTGCGTATTAAAGGCGCCGAGTGCACTCATCTATTCATATAGACGCGGCAAAGCTTTAGATTATTTGGCCGCGCCTTAACGCCGAGCAGCACCCTTCGATATTCCCATCTCACGATCGCGCTGGTAGGCCTCCATCTGTTTATCGAACATCTCCTCCTTTTTTGAACGCCGCTGCGAACTCTGCGCCGGCGCCGGCTCGCCCATAACATCTGAAGAGAGTCGATCGCCATTCGAGGCGGCCCCATTCAAAAAAGAGAAGGCGCCTGGCATCGTCATTCCACCAGTGCCCGTCGCAGACGTGTCGGCGTCGAGGCCACTGTAGCTGAAACCCTTGGCGAAGTTGACCTGCTCGGCCACATTGAAGCCGAGGGGGTCGGCTGTTTCGGTCGGAGCGGAAGGCGTTTCCTTGAGGCGCTTCTCGTAGATCCAGTTCATGACGTCAGAGTCGGTGCGGGGCTCTCCCTCTCCAGCAACAACAATGGTCGGCACCTTTTTGAGCCAGCCCGGGAGCTGCGCGCGTGTCGGAGATGGATCCACGCAGACGAACTTGAATTGCGTTTTCCATGGAGTTCCATTGAGTTCTGTTATGAAGGCTTTCGACCACTGGCACTTATTGCTGTAGAAACAGACATGGATCGGATTGGTTAGGGCCATGTCTCGCTATTTAAAATGGGCAAGGTCTTATGCCAAAGATAAGCGCACCCTCAAGGGGGTGCTTATCTTGGTCTATAAGACCAGCATGGCATTCGCCGGCAAGGTCTTATGCCAAAGATAAGCGCACCCTGGGGTGCTTATCTTGGTCTATAAGACCAGCATGGCATTCGCCGGCAAGGTCTTATGCCAAAGTTAAGAATATCCTTCGGGTATTTTTAACTTAGCATACTTGATAGTATTTATCTTAAAGCTGGATGTAGATGTCCGTAAGGGTTAGGAGGAGGATTACCCTTATAGTACTCGTCGGATTCCTTCTCCGCCCTAGCAAGAAGCTCTTCATAAGTCATTTTTGGCCCTGGTTTTTGCACAGCCATTACGTCATACTTCCCATGATGCCTATTATTTGTTAAATACGGTTTAACTTTGTCACGATCATCTGTATCAAGTATTACCGCCCTTCCTTCTGCCACCTGAAATCTATATTCTCCCTCAAGCTCATTTAACTCTTTAAGATTAAATATCCTTGTAATCTCTCCACCTACTTGTTTTCTGTGAGCCTTTCTTCTTAACTTCCGAGTGGCCTTACGAGTTCCCTTCCGAGTCAGCTTCCGAGCAACCATTTATATTAATAGTAAAGAATATTTTTCAGGCCTAACGTGTTGTGCCAAAGTTAAGCGCACCCCACTAAAATTGCGCCATCCGAAAGAAGAAGGCTCACCATATAGAATGGCTACGCAACGTAAGGTTCGCACAAAGGCTCCTACTCCTACCCCGGGATCAGTCTTCAAGGACCTTAAAAAAGAGCGGAATGTCATCCGATTCACCCTGGCCCCCACCTCCGTCTCCTATGCCAACACTCTTCGCCGCGCCATCATTACGGATGTCGAGACGGTCGGGTTCGTCGCCGCCATCAAGGACGACGGCACCACATCCGATGTGCACATCACCAAGAATAGCACCCCGATGAGCAATGAGATGCTGGCGCACCGGATCGGCCTTCTCCCCGTCCACGTCCGGGATCCTCTCAAGTGGGACCCCGACGAGTATACATTCAAGCTCGACGTTACGAACGACTCTAGCGACATTCTCGACGTCGTGGCATCCGACTTCAAGGTCTATAAGAATAGGGGCGCCGAGGAGGAGCCGCTGCTAGTCCCGAGCGTCGAGTTCTTCAACCCGGATCCCGTGACCCAGGACACCTGCCTGATCGCCGTCCTCAAGGGTCGAACGGGTTCGCAGGAGCCCGAGAGCATCCAGCTGACGGCCAAGGCGACGCTGGGCACGGGTCGGGAGAACGCGGCCTTCATGCCCGTCACGAGCCGCTGTGCCTACGGCTATACTCTGGATTCGAGCGAGGAGCGGCGGAAGGAGCTCTTTACGGCCTGGCTGACAAAGAGCAAGAAGGT